GACCAAAGGTGATTGATGTTATTAATGCAAATGGTGGAGATGCATTATGGAAGCTGAAAACTCCTCAGGAGCAGATGATACTTCTGAATGATGGATTGCGGAAGAGAATTAATGATGAGGTAAAAGCTATTCCAAATGAAGGTGGGGTTTACAGTCCAGGCTCTGCACTATCTGTTGCAGCTATTCCTGCACTACAGAACAACACAGTGATGCAGCAAGTCACTACAATGGCAGCAGGAAATAGATTGTATGCTTTAAAGTCACAAGATGTGATGGCTGCGGCAGCAGATCAAATACAACAGAAAAAATTAACAATTCAACAAGCTGCTCAGCAAGTTTCTGACATCTACAATACAGTAATTCTAGATAATAATCAGAGATTTATGTATAATCGCTTCACTTTTAATGGACTGGATAATATTGTAGGCTTTAAAAGTATGGTTCAAACTGGAAGTGTATTTGGCTCAAGAACAGCAGTAGATATGGCAAATCCAGCTGCTGTACAAGAACTTCTTACCAGAATGGTTTATGTATCTCCATTAGCTGCTGGAATGGCTGCTGGAATGGCTGCAGGAGTAGGAGCAATGGCACCATAATGGGACTCTTTGACAGCGGTGATACACCAGATGTTCCAGCAGGAATCAGTAATGTTGCATATGCAGCTTCTGTTTCCAGTACTCTTGCAGATCAACCTTCCCTTCTGGAAGGAGTTGGGAATGCAGTCTCTAAATACGTTCCCTTAGCTTTTGGTTCAATGCTTAATAATTACTACAATGATGCAGTTGCAGTAGGAAATTTTTTCGGCGCTGATCTACCATCTTCTAATTACAGAGAATTTCTCCACAACCAAGGCTGGGAGGATTTGGAGAACTTCTACACTCAGCATCAGCAAGGAGTGGAAGCAGGAGGGCTTATAGCAGGAGCATTTATTCCTGGCTTAGCAGCAGTTAAAGCAGTCAAAGTAATGCAGGCTGGAAAACTGGGAATAACAGCATCGCGCGCCACAAATCTCTTTATGACTCCAACTGAGGATTTTATTAAGGGAGCAACAGCTACAATTAAGAATGAAGCATCTCTATTTCCTGGTCTTACATCTGAAAAAGTACAGGCTATTGCATTAGGTTTCAGGGATCAGGCAGTACAGACATTAGCATTTGAAACTGCTGATATGGCTACCAACAGAACATCTCCACTACTTCAGAATGATGGTTATGTAGATGCTCTATCCGATATTGCAAAGGGATTTGTATTTGGTACAGTTGTTGGTGGTGGATTGGAGGGTTTCAGTCTTTGGTCTAAGATGAATAAAGCAATGGCACTCGCAGATGCTTCTACTAAAGAAAATGAGCTTATGAATCTTCTATTTAAGAATAATGATAGTGCTTTAAGCGGCGGTTCCCTTTTAGCTGGAGATAAAGCGGCTACTGCTTTTGATGGATACTTCGATACTTTGGATCGCATAAAAGCTGCTCCTGATGCTCTCTCACTGCGGAAGGCAACAGTTGCTGAAAACACAACATTAGCAGAAATTCGTAAGTCTCTATCTTCTCTCGCAGGAACTGGTAATGAGGCGTTCAGCAATGCTTTGGTGGATATGATTGTTACAGGAATTAAAAGTGGAAAGCTGAGTAGAGAAGCTGTAGCAGATCAGCTTTCTAAACTACAGAGCATCAAACCTGTCGGTGACAGTGCATTGGAGTCTCCAGCAACTAACTACTTCTATGTTAATAAATTCACCTCTCCATCTCCTAATAGTCCTCCAAGCCTTAATGATCTTCTCTCTGTAGTAGCACATCAAGGTGCAGATTACAGTAGAAGATTTGAGCAGATTGATCCAACTAGAGGTGTGAAGCTAGCAAGATATGATACTCCTTTTACTACTCAAGAAGGTACAGTAATTCCTCGTTTTGATACAGCAGAAGAAGCTTTTGATGCTGGTAATGATCTCTTCCTTAACAGAAATGGTGCAATCTCTGTTAATCCTTCACCTCCTAATATTAGGGAAGTTCCATTAGAAGGACAAGGTAGAATTCTCACAGCAACAGAATTAGCAGCATTTCAGAAAACAGGAATGGCTCCTGCTGGATCAGCACCTATAGTGAGTGCGCCGAAAATTTTAGATCTGCAAACTGGAAACTGGGTTACTTCTGCGGTGAGAACACTTGGAGATTATGCAGGTTCTGATAATGTAAAGGTGCTGAATAAAGGTGTAATGTTTGGTCAGAGGGAGTTCTCTCCACAATCCTTCACCACCTCCTTTGATGCTACTACTGATACCACTGATGCAATGGCTCGTTATCTCTGGATGCGAGATCAGGGTGTAGCAAGAAGAGGATTGCAAATCTTTGATGGAACTTCCTTCGCCACAGCAGATCTACCAGCTCTTGAAGCAATGTATTATGAGGGCGCCGGAACTGGTAACTGGGCGAAATATATTGAAACATTAGAGAAGCGCGGCGTCACTTTTTCTAGTGGCGCTTCACTTCCTTCTACTGAGCAGCAAATGCTTAACAAAATCCAAATTGCAAAAGATGATTTCATTAGGGATGTAATGGCTTATAATCCAAATCTTAGTGCTGAGGAAATTGCTCGCCGAGCAAATGTATCCGATCAGTATATGCTGAATGGATTTCAAACCACTAAAACTACTGATTTCATGAGACCGCAGGAGGAAATTAGCAGTATTCAGCATCTACAAAGCACTTTCGATATTGGAAACACCCAGCGTCCTGATGGTATGATTGTAAAGGGACTTGCAGCTTCTCTCACCAGAATTCAGATGCTACAAGATACTAAAGATGCTGTTGGTGCTAAATTCTTCGGTGATCGGTGGCAGAATTTTAAGATGCATTATAACAGCGGTGATGGAACAGTGGAGGGACCAAGACCAGGCTTCTTCACCTTCAGTAACGCTAAGGCTGGAACAATGGCTAATAATGCTGAATTCATTGGAAGAAATGTTGATGACTTCACAACTAAGATGAATAATGCAATTGACTCTATAATGGCTCCTCATTATTCCAGAATAAGAGCAGCTGATGGTGATCTGTTCAGAGAGCTAAATGCTCTCACTCAAGTATTTCGCTCCACAGGAGAGAGTTACATCTTCCTTCCTGAATTCCTACAGCAGCAGTATATGCAGAATATGGCTGCTGGTGGTAGAATTGCTGTTCTTGAGGACAGTGTGCTAAAGAATAAAACAGGAGATATAATCGATTGGAACTCAGGTTACAAACCGGAAGGCTTCTTTGACGGTGCTACTAAGGCTGATCTTGCAACAGCAGCACTTGGTCCACATCCTGTAGGTCTTAAAACATTCTATGAATTAACTCCACAAGCTGCTGATTTCCATCAGGCAGTAATGGAGAATAATAATAAGATAATCAGAGCTACTAATGATCTGTGGGCCTCACAGGGATTGCAGCGGCAGTTGCCAGTAGATCGTCTCTATGCGCCTCCAATTGATACTTCTAAATACCCATACATTGCAATTGTAAAGCCTAAAGCAGGCAGCGCCTTCGCCGATGGTTCTACTGCAGTTATCACTTCTGCTACTGAGGATGGATTGAAGCGAAAGATTGGTATGATTGATCCTCAAGGTTATGATATTTTCACAAAGGATCAGATTAAATCTTACTTTGATATTCAGGGGGAATATGACTACACTAGAAACTTCAACAGCGGTATTGCTAATAATATGATGAAGCGTCGCGGTATTTTGAATGATGCGTTGCCTGCTTCTAATCCTGAAGTTCTCATTAAAGACTACATTGACTTTCAGCGAAGGCAGAATTTCAGAATTGTAAGGGATTACACAGAAGCTTTAAATGACCAACCATTTACAGAATTAAAAGCAATGGGCTCATTCTACGATACTGGTACTTCCAAAGTAACTTGGTGGAATAATAAAATGGATCGGCCACCAACAAATCCATATGACTCTTACATTAAAACAGCATTAAATATTCGACAGGAAGTATATCCTCAGTGGCGTGATAATCAGATGCTGGTGGAAAATTACGCTAATAATGCATTCAACACAGTAAAGAGTGCCTTCATTCAAGCTCAGAAAGGTATCACTGATTATGAGAAAGTATCCTCCGTTGCAGAGGAAATGGGTCTCGGAAATCCATATGCTAAAGCAATTGACTCCGTAGCTGCTTATCAAGATATGGCGGCACAGCTTCCTCCACGGCATCTGCTCTCAAAGTTTGTGCATACAATGAATGGAGTTATGGCTGTTGCAGCAGTAAAGTTAGATGCTTTTCAATCTCTAATTACTGCAGCCGGCGCCCCCATATTGATGACTGCTGAGCTTCTAAATGCTCGTAAGAATCTCCTTCTATCTGTTCCTCAAACCGGCGGAGCAGTGCAAGTTCCATCAGTTATGAAAGTTCTTGCTGGTGCTGTAGGTGATCTCTTCAACAGCAACACTAGAAATGAATGGATGCCGTGGCTAAGAGAGAATGGAATTGTTAGAGATTATCTTAATACTCACAGCAGGCTGGTAGAAGCTGCAACTCTCCCAGTTGGTGCTGATGCAACGGAAGCTACTATTAACAGCAAGATAGCAACAGCTATCAATCTCGCAGGGAAGCTAAGTGGAGCGCAGCTTACGGAAGATTGGTCTCGATATACAGCTGCTATGGTTGCGCGGCGCCTATATCAAGGTGTTGTGGATGATGCTACTCTTAAGGATAATATGACTACAATGGTTAACCGTATTCACGGTAACTACGTCAGTGCTCAGCGGCCGGAGATGTTCCAAGGCTGGGGTGGTGCTGCATTATCTCTCTTCCAAACTTATCAAATTAATCTATTCCAACAACTCTTCCGCTATGTACAGGATAAAGATTACAAAGCACTTGCTATGTTCTCAGCTCTTCAAGGTGGTATCTTTGGTGTAAATGGAATGCCGGGTACTCAGCTGGTGAATCAATATCTCATTGGTAATGCCAGCAGCAATCCAGCACATAAGGATATGTATAGCACCACTATGAGTGCTTTTGATAAGGAAGTAGGAGACTGGATACTGTATGGATCACTTTCTAATGTTCTTGGCGTGGGTATTTATAATCGTGGGGATGTTAACCCTCGTGGTCTTAGTATTGTTAATCTTAATCCACTTGAAGTTCCTGCGATAAGTGGTCCAATTAAGTTTCTCAGCAATCTCTTTGAGACTTCTCAGAAGCTTGTAAATGGTGGTGCATTTTGGAACACTATAACTACAGGACTGGAACATAATGGCATCTCGCGTCCATTAGCAGGCTTTGGACAGCTTGCACAAGGCTTTACAACAAGTGCAGATGGAAAGCTGCAATCTCGCATCCCTTCCATTACAGATGATGGAACACAAGGCTGGAGTGATCTGCAAATTGCAGCTAACTTCGGTCGCCTTATGGGTGCTAGACCACTAGATGAGACAATTCTCTTAGATGCTCTTTACAGAAGCAATGCATATGATGCGAAAGATAAAGCGAGAATGGGAGAATTAGGAGGGGCGCTGCGAACTAAAATGGTTGGAAATCAGCCATTAACAGGTGATGATGTAACTGGATTTGCATCTCGCTACGCAGCTTCTGGAGGCCAGATGCAGCATTTTGGTAACTTCATTGTTGATACTGCTAAGAATGCTAATGCTGCACAAGCTAATCAAGTGTTTCTCCACCTTGCTAAGCCACTTGCACAGCAAATGATGCTTTCAATGGGAGGGGTGAAGCTTCCTGATTACATGTTTAATCCACCAACTGCTACTGCAACAACTGGTGCACCACAGTAGTAATTCTCCTGCTTCTCATTCTCTCTAATAACACACCACAGAGATTACCAGCATCATAATATCCATTTAATGCAATTCCCAGCTGCGCTGCTAAAATACCAAGGCATTCCTCAAAGTTTTCTCCTTTAAAAGTAGCTTCATACAGATCCTTATTTTGGGGTAGCATAAGCTCTTTTCTTAACATCAGTAAGTTTAATGGTAAATGCTTCAGTGATAGCAAATCGTGTGTTGAGTGATCGTATCCGTAGTTTTTGCTTTTCCCATTCATCTCTTTGCCTCCGATATATTGTAGCCCTTTCAGCTTGTTTACAGCGATAGCAGAGAAATCTTTCACTCTCACGCAGAGGAATTGGCAGTGCTACATCAGGATGTACAGTGCAGCAAGTCCATTCTATTGTCTGCGCCGCTCGCACTTCCATTGTGCTCATTGCTTTTTACTTTCAATATCTGCGAGCCATCGTATTGCAGCAGCTGTAACTCTAAGATATGCTTCTGAGGGAGTCTTAGTAATCTCCTGTCCCTTCTGATACTCCCTCCAAACCGCATCTCTCATTGGTTTTGGAAGTGAATACCAATGACTTCTACACATAAACATTGCAGGAGGAACAACTACATTACAGCCTCTTGCATGACATTTATGACTCATTCTTCAACTACTCCTTCTCTCTCACTTTTACTTAACATCTTAAAGTCTACAAACTCTCCAGCTTTATGCACTGCTTGATTAGGGAGAAAGCCTCCATTCGCACCTGGGATAAACTGTAAACGGCCTGCATTTACTAAGCCTTGCAGCATCTCTTGCAGCACTGAATGCCTCTCAAGATCATTATGCACATCCTCCCATAGATCAACAATTGTAAGTGGCCGCGATGCCTTATATAAGCGATTCATAACTCTATGTGCTACCGCAGAATTCTTCCCTCTACCAAACTCCCCCAACGCTAATGGCATATGAAATTCCACAGCTGTTAACATTGTATTTGCATATACTACTACCTCTACATCTACTTCCTCCTTAAAAGTCGCAGCGGCGGTAATGATACATAGCTTCAGCAGATGGGTAAATCTGCGTTGACAGTAGAAACTAAGCCTTGTATCTGTGAGGTGATTCCAGCTTTCATAAATCACTGCTAATAGCTCCCGCGCCTCCACTGTAATCTCAATCTCCTCCTCATTATACTTCCTTCTAATCTCCACTAACAACTGCACCAACTGCTCTTTCTTCTCCTGTGAAGGCAATGAAGGAAATGCAATCTTCTTCTCTGTCCGCACTCCATGTATCAGCAGCAATCTACTCATAATCCCCTGCCCTACTACTTCAGGAGGAAATGCTCTAGATAAATTTTCATGTGTGTTTCCACCGAGTATGGATACCGTTGGTTGAAAAATACTGACAGATCTGCTGTTCTTAACTCTTTGTTTATACGTAGTGTGGCTATCCCAATCCCAGAGATCTCCAAGGATATCATAAAAGTCGATATTCCCGGCTCCTGCAAATTGATTAAATTCGTCAGCGCACACGAATACTTCTCTTGGTGAAGTAAATTCTGGATTATCTCCCCATAAGTTTTGCTCGGTTGAGAAGTTATAGCTAGCTTTAGAAGCAATCCTTCCAGCCAAGTTTCTGCTTCCTTCTTCTCCATTTCCATCTTCAACTACTCCTTCAAGATCTAGGAGAAACTTCTCCTTGCTTGTTTTATTAGCTCCAAACGTGTCATAACCAGTTGCTTCGATAATCCCTTTACACAGCTTAATAGCAGCAGATTTTCTAGTTCCAGGATCACCAATAAGCATGATATATTTATTAGGAAAGATACGGAAGTGACCATGCCGAAGATATACATTCCTCCCCAACAAAGCACCAATACCCGAGATAAAACACCAACGATGATACACTGTCGGAGACTCAGTATCCTCAGCATACTGAAGATAACTCCTTATGCAGTCACTCTTACCTCCCGGAAGTAACTGTAAATCTGGTTGTTCATTTTGTTTCTGTGTTTCTGACACTTTTTATCCGTAGATGTTGTCTTACTCTTGTTATTGTATCTTCAGATACACCAAAACCATCTACTTCTATAGTCCATCTATTGTCTCTGTAATTGTAGTAAGGCCCTTTGATAGCTGACATATTTTTTCCTTTTTATACATCGGTCTAACTTCACTCCAAGTAGTTGCTTCGCCTTTAAGATCAGTAGGTACAAGCATGATTCTACTTTTACCAAAAACATCAGTCACTGTCAATGGATTTCTCATACATTCAGCAACTTTAAAAGCTAAATCCTCTCTCCCTTTTCTATATTGAAAAAGGATGCTGTCATGTATCTGAGGCCCAAGTTTAAAATCTTCTTTCTCAATTAATGCAATTTCATAAAACACTCTCATATATGCAAAGTTAAGCTCCATTGCATTTAGAGATTGAGGAACGTGAGCAATATATGCATTAAGATGCCGTTTATTAGTAGAAGGATTACCAAAACAATAGCGAGTCCAACCTGTAGGACCAACAAGTATTTTTGTAGTCGTAACTGAGTTTTTGATGCAATCATAAAAAGCTCCTTTTACTGTAGGATAAGTATTTGAAAATGTATCTAATAAGTACTGTGTAATCTGAAGAAGTGACCAATTTCTAGGCAATTTTAATAGTTGCCGCGCTCGTAAAACATTCTTAGTTCCCATTGTATCTAATAGAACTTTCGCTCCCATGTTATAATTTGCGCCATGATTTGTTCTCTTACTCAGATCGCGGAGTGGTTTATCCAATATTTTATGTTCCCAAGTTTTTGTATCTTCTCTAAACTTAGAGGCTGTGATTCTATCATAAGGAATACCGAAGAAAGCCGAAGCGTTAATCGAGTGAAAGTCGCGCGATTTATCCTCCACAGCCACAAGCAGTTTCTCATCACCGGAAAGATAAGCTGTATTTCTCGTCTCTGCTTGAGACCTGTCGCACTCTCCAAGATAAAATCCTGGATCTGCAATAATGCCAGCTCTGATTTGAATATCGTCTCTATCGCGGGGAATATTTTGGATGTTCCATCCGCACCAAAAATGACTTTCTGAACTCGCAAGACGTCCTGTATCAGTGCCATGTGGGTTGAGAGTATAGAAGATTCTCCCATTCCAAGATTTAGTCTCGCCGCTCTCTGGATCAATGTCTCGGAGATAGGTACCTTGCAGCTTTCTATCTTCACGATACTTTCCTATTGCACTTAGAATTCTATTGTTTAGAGGATGCCGTGTCTTAGCTTTATCCATCGGAATCTTACCTGTGCCTCCAAGATCACCACTACCAAGTGCTTGTAATAACAGGAGGGTTTGCTTTGCGCTGCTAGGATTAAAATTACTGTTAGAAACCATAGTTCTAATGCTGAGAAGCTGCTCCTCTAAGGAAGCTTCAAATCTCTTATTCTCAGCTTCCATCCTCTCATTATCACGGCGGAGTCCTCTATTCTCAGCAAGAATGCATGGGAATACAAGAGGGAATTCCTTTAGGTAATTCTGCCATGCGTAGGGAGGTGCTTCCTTTAGGAGGGTAAGCCAATCCATAGCAGTGTTATAACAGTCTTTTGCATTATAAGTGTAATAAGCAATACTATCAATGGGATTGTTACTCTCATTCTTCCAATACTGAGACTTTCGTAGCAGGAAACTTGTAATAAAATCAAGCCGTTTAGGAAGCTCACAGTACCAACTGTGGAATAAATTAATAGTATCACCAAGGTAATTATACACTGGAATACCAAAGCGGAGGAGATATGCATTATCATACTTACCATTTTGAAACACTTTAGGTACAGAACAACCACAGATGTTACGGACAAATGCAAGATTAAATTCCCAGCTTTCTTCTCTCAGCATTGGAACTACAATGGTGGTTTGTTGAATGCTTCCATCCTCAATGTGAACCATACAGAAGCCAATACAAGTTATTACTCTATCTCCTTCCATTCCAGTCTCAATATCAATTGCTATGAAGTTACTGTCATGTGCTAGTTCTAAGTATTCACATACAGAAGCAGGATTGAAAAGCTCCCACTTAAATGGAGGAAGCTGTAACCAATTCTGTGGCTGTAGAATTTTACTGAGATGCCGCTTGAATAGTAGTGGGGCGGCCGGTATGGTAAGTAGCTGTTCTAGAGGATTAAGTATAAGAAATTCTACACCTAACTTCTCAATTATGGAACCAGCATACCAATTCCTCTTACTCATCTTACCATCAAGCAACAACTTCAACAGAACTGGAGATGTAGTCGCTACTGCTGAGCAGCCTGCATTCTTCGCTGCTAAGGCTACTTCTGTCGCTGTTACTGGCACTTTATTCGATAATCTAACAGTAGCGCGCCCCGCAATCAATCTCTTCACTACTCCAAGATATGGTTCATCATCAGTAGTGAAGTGCAGTAGTATTGATGGTGACATTTCTTATCTTCTCTACTTCGCTTCAGCAGCAGAATAAAAAAAGTGGGCAGTTTAATGTCTTGCCCAGGACATTCATCAATATTGAGTGCAGGAGTGCAGGGTGAGAAGTTATGCTATCCCAATATTGATAAACTGATTGAACGTCTGATCCTTCTTATCTCCTTTCCCGTGTATTCTCTTCAGAGCCACAATCAATTCCAATCCTTTACTCTGAGAGATTGCTTCCTTATGAGAAGATACACCGAGATGCTTATAGATTGGAGCAGCGAAGTTCTTATAAAAGCCTGCACCAATCTCATTATCCATGAGAAAAGCAACAGTTGCTACATCCTCTGCTTTCGGAGGCTCCTCATTCTCCTCCAGATTCTTAGGATCAAGTTCTAGCACCTCCTTCATTTCCATTTGCACTTGCATTGCAGGATGCTCATTGATCTTCTTGAATTCAATGCCTTCCTTAAGACAGATGCGATATGCACCAGTTGGGAAAGCGCCGAAACCAGGAAGATCAGTGATATCATCCAGAGTTCCACTGTCGAGATCGAATGGAACTGCGCTGTTGTTGTCACTCATTGTTCTGTTTCCTTTAGCTTCTGTTACTGCTGTTAGGATTTAGATTGCTGTTGCTTTAGCTTTGCAAGCATCTCAGCTCTTTTATCTTCTGCTGTTGTCTGAGCTTGCGGTTCTTGTATAGCATAGGCCGCAGCATTTGTCAAGATGTTTTTTGCATCCTCAGCATTGGAGGCGTTCTTAGGAAATATTCCTTTAAAGAAAGGCTGTAACGTCACATTTTCTTTATGTTCAATTTTAATATCAGTTCTACTACCGGAGATGATAGTAGCATTATAAGTGGTGTGACTTGCGAAGCGATGCTCTTTATTCTTAAGTTCACAGCAAATTACATGATCGAAGTATTTAGGACTGTTGCGACTGTAGGGAACGCTGCCAATCAGAGGAACTAGCTTCTTAGCTCCATCTTCCTGCTCTACTTCTGCAACATGAGCAATGCAGATGATGTGATTCTTCAGTTGCTGAATATTGGTGAGAAACTTATTCATCAGAAAGCCTTGCATCATGTATTGAGAGTGGCCTGGCTTAAAGTAATCCTTATCACTCATAGTGAGGGTGGTGGAAGTTGCATCTTTCTCCTTGTTGAGGATGCTTCTCTCAATTGCAAACTGCATAGCAGAATCAGCGATTTGAGTAATGTGATCGAATACAATAATAGTATCAAGAGAGAGGCTGTTAAGGTGAACTGTAGTGTGCCGCGCATCTGGTAACTTAGCGCATATGGGGCATTTATTAACGCCATGCGCCTCACATATTGCAGTCTGCGCACCAGAAATAATAGCAAGCGCGCTCTTAATTCCTACAGGATTATCCTTGGTATCTGGTATTCTCACCAACTCAATTCTTTCCTGAGCTTCTTTTGGAAGCTTAAACAGCACTGAGTATCCCTTATCAAAGGAGATCCATAGCACATTGTATCCATATAATGCAGTAGTTGCTGCAAGGGAGCTCTTTCCTGTGTATGGTTCACCGAAGATGCAGATATGCTGTTCTACGCTATCTACTATGTTGGATAGCTTTGTCATTTCTTACTATTACTCCTCTTCACCTGGAAAGCTTCTCCAGTTGTGTATCAATCAATTCCCCAAGAGTGAAGACAAAATCATAATCCTGTTCCAGCTCCTTTATTTCCTCTACAGCATCAGGATCACCAATGAGATACTGATCTGACATTCCACAGACACCGTAGTATTCACATTGACGGAAGAAGTTATAGCAATGCTCACCATGTTTAGGCCAAGCATTTGCATTATCATACATCTGGAGAATTGAAATGTCAAGCAGTATTTGCTGTAACCACTCAGCTTTCTCAGTGTAATTCTTCTGTACTCTAAATGCTTCCCACTTCTTCTCAGAAGTTTTATAGACACTGTAAATTACATCATATGAGTCTGTGGGCGGCGCTCCTATTAGATTTGCGATTTTATCTACAACTACACTGTAGCTGAGACCCTGATTACTGTTCGCCCACATCGCTTCATTAGCTTGTGAAGCAGTGGTTTTATTCTCCAAAACTGCAAATCTATTAGCAACGCCGCTATACAACAGCGCATCCATATAACCACGATAGTAGAAATTATCCCCACAACTAATTATAAACCCCAACTCCGTAGCTGCCTTACCATTTATATCCACCAACTTATAATCTCCAAACTCCTCCATTGCAAAGGTAGGAAACTTCTCCACTGCATTTACAGCGTGAAAGAATGTTTTACCTTGCTTCTTCTCAGAATCTTCCTCCAATTCTCTCTGCCACTTTGATAACATTCTCAGAAGTGTCCGCCTCATATCTCTGAAAGAGAGCCAATCCTGCACACCAAAACCTACAATACCTCCAAAGTCTGTGTGAATATCTCTTCTATCAACTCCCTCAGCAAGCTTCTTCTTCATCATTCTGTAAAGCTGAAACTTCCTAGGACAGCCATGTAAGGTTAGCTGGGAATTGTAGCTTAGCAATTTTAAGTTCTGATGCATCTTACTGCAATCTCCCTCCATCTGCTAGATGCTGCTGCATCTCAAAGAAAGCATGTTTCACAACTGCATTTGTAAGTCTCTGTTCCACCATCTCCACAAATGCTTCCACATCCTCAGTTCTATGTCCTCTAAACACTACCTCCTCTGGTTTTGCAGTACCAAACATACAGATTTGTACTATTACTTCTTCATCTAAGAGAGCAGGAATCAACAACTTACACACTCCCCATGTGGTGTGAATAATTCCCCAATGGCTGTACTTCCCAAAGTCTGGTGGAATGTCCTCAGGAATTGCTTTCACAATCCATCCCATAGCATCTACCATTGCTGTTCTCCCTCACATTAGGTCATCCAATGTAAAGTCCTTCAATTTCTTGCCTCCAATCTTTGTGTTAGCAGTAGCTTTCTTACCAATGTCAGCGAGAATAATGTTCTTCCTCTTTGTGAGACCAGCAACTATTACTCCAATCTGCTCATCAGTTAAGAGATGGAGCAGCTGCTCATCACTGGAAAGTTGTTTATGGATGATGTAGAGAAGCTGCTCATATCCGGGCGCGGCTGCTCTTAGCTTCTCCTCTAAATCACTTAGTTTCTGCAAAAACTCCAAACTTCCCGATAGCGCGGCCACACTACTCATTGCTGTGGTCTCCTTATTCCTTCTTGATACAGTAAACTTATTACTTCTTCTATCTGCTTCTTATCTCCATCTGAGAGTTCTCCTGCATTTGGTTTTCTTAACTTTAGCTCAGATGTAAAAACTAATATATTAAAGCAATAAACACAAATTGTAATATCATCTGGATTAGGTGTGTAGCTTGTGAAAGAAGCTGCGCCATTTAAATTTTTATTGCAATATAGACAAGTAGAATCTGGTATTTTTGAGTTTATTAATTGTATTCTACCGCTATCGCTCATGTTATCACCTTCTCCTCTATTCCTAATCTCTGTTTAAGCTTCACAACCATAACATGGGTTGTAGGATCATACTTAAAAGCAAGAGTAAATCTATCACCATTGTCATTCATAATCTTAAATGCTATATCCTTGTTCTTCTCTTTTATAATTCCAGCTTTAGTTCTCTGAAAGTCAATAGGATTAACAAATAGGCGCACCCGATCTTTGTTTTTAAGTCTCACCCATATTGGCTCATATAGCCGCAGCTTTCTCTCATTCTGATTCTGATTCTCTCTCTGTTGCATGAGCTTCTCCGAGTCTGTGTTTTAATTACAGTCACATTAAATCCTCCAGCTTAATGTTGCTGCTGCGATGTTGTAGTGGGCGCGGCGATGCTTTAACTTCTGGTCTCACACTGGAAGTAGCGAATTTATTCTCAAACCAAAGAGCATCGCGGCCACAAAGTTTCTCATCTCTCCTCGCATAAATACACATCTCTGCTTTTCTAAACAACTTCCCATCTACAGGATTCAACTCCCCTTCCCTATTATTCTGAGGTGCTGTGCATTGCTTATCCCGATAATTTAAGAAGCCAAGCCATGGTTTACACCACTTACAATCAATACAGAACTTCATCTTTCTGCTTTCCAGTTCTACAGAAAACAAAAAAGAAGCGGCCTTTCAGCCGCTCCCTTCACCTTTCATCTACTTCTTAGAAGCTTATCCCATCAAGCTTTCCAGAAGCGCCTCTTCCCCCATGTTTTTGTAATCATCAGCTTTTTTCACAAGATATGTATAAAGATCACTGAACTCTTCCCTAGAAGGAGTTGCTTGATACCACTCATCAAGCTGTCCTGCAAGGAACTCCACAATCTTCTTATTCGTTTTCACCTGATACAATCTTCCACTGAGGAACTTCGCTGCACCCTTAATCTTATCCTCACTTCTGCCAGTCAGAGGAATCATCACATTGATATAATCTTCCTCAAAAGCAGCCCAAGTTTCCTTTGGAATGCCTCTGCCAGCTCTCTCAGTAGGCTCTTCTTCTGCAAGAGCAATGAGAGTGAGACCATCAAGCCTCAAATCTTCCTGTCTCTTAACAGGACTGTTATCATCATTAACCTGTTGCCTCACCTTATCTTTAATAAGATCACCAAAGGTGGAGACAATGAACTTCTTATGAGTCTCATTATCTCCCATCAGCATATCAACAATAGCTTCCCAAGTTGGCATGGGAAGTGTAAGCTTCAGCGGCGGCCTTGCTTTCATTGGTTGTCCAGTATCAGGATCTTCAGGAACCTTTCCATCCACCTTCCTTGGCGCTTTGAAGTAGAAGGTAACTTCCTGATCTTGCACTCGTGGAGCATTTCCAATGTTTCCACCAAGCTTCTCATTAACAATAAGAGATGGCGACTGAACAGGTGAGGAATTAGTAACTTCTTCCTGCATTTCGGGATTCTCATTCTGCTGCATTGTTTCACTCATTGTCCCTATTGAACCTCCTATTTGCTAGGGTACGGAGCAGTTGTAGCATAGGCGACGGTGCTGTGTCAAGAAGTTTTTTATGGGTGTTTGTGTAGAAAAATTTTTGTAAAAATTTATTGCCTTTTTTATCCAATTTGATAAATTTTATTCTGAATTCTCCTAACAATCTCCCATTGCTTCTCACTTATTATGGTGTTGCCGCCATACTTTTGGAAGCGATCCTTCATATCATTAGTGAAGCCTAACTCCCAATTAGTTAGCTTGTGAGAATGCTCATTAATATCAGTGAAAAACTCAGTTAATTCCTGATGTTGATCAAGATCTAATGGCATCGCCGCACCCACTACCGCATCTACTTTCTCTCACTTCTTACTACTTACCGCAGTTGCTGCTGTGTTTGCTGCAATGTTCTCTGAAAGTCTTGCTGCATTTGTCTCTGTTGCTGCAATTGCATCTGTAAGGTAGCATTCCAATCTTGCTGCGCATTCTGTAGCTGTAGCTGCTGAGCTACATTATCATTAAAGAATTGTACCTTTATTGTAGTAGGAGGTGCTGGTGGATGATGGTTAAAGAGACCGCCAAACAGCAGTATCGCAACTCCAGTTACCAATGAACTCATGACACTGTTCCTTCCATTTCAGTTTCAGTCTCTTCCTGTTGCATCTCTACATTCTTCCCTTCAAATACTTGCTCCAAGAGATGCTGCTTAGCAAGTAGGTAGTCTGGCAATCCAGGCATAGTATCTCTCCCATTTACTTGGAAGCCAAGCTTAACCATAGTTGCTTTCCAGAATGGACCATGCTTAGTATCTTTCCACTTCCGATATGCAATTATATGTGCAATCTCATGAGGAATTGTGTGATTCAACAGCTTCTCCTTTACTTCCTCATCATAATCTCCAGCAGCTAGCCACACTGGATTTAATTGTATCAATCCCTTAGTAAACCATGCGCGGCCTACAATCTTATTAGTTCGCATCTCAAAGTTAAGAGATGGCTGTGGACCAATCTCTCCGAAGATTTCTCTACTTTTATTCCACCATGTTTCAGCAGCAAGAGAAGCAGCTTCTCGCAACTGTAAGGATGGCAGTTCAGAAAGCTTAATTGCAGGATTTCCGCTGATTGTAGTGTGAGCGCGGCCTTCCTTATCTTCTAGAGAATGATGTTTAGTTAGCTGCAACTCCCCTTCTTTACTCAGCTTCTCAACTTCCTCCTTCTTTCCTTTAAAGAACTTCGCTTTCTCCTCTATTGTATCTCCTTTCACTGCTTGGCTTTTCACACCCTTAAAGAAGAAGTCTGCTTCCGTTATTATGTGAAGAAACTTCTTCGCTCTTGTTACTGCTGTGTATAACATTTCCCTCTGGTTCAGCACTGCGTGCGAGTTATGGGTTACGAAGAACACTCTTTCATTCTCACTTCCTTGGAACTTATGCACCGTTAAGGCATAACCACCGAGCAAATTATTAACTTCCGCTGCACTGTCCAGATGTATCTCATCATCCAAATCATCACTATAAGCCATTTTTATTGTAATCACATGAGAAGCTGCTTGTACCCTATCATCAGATGCATTGCTCTCCATGAATGCTTCAATTGCAGCTAGATCAAATTCACTAGTATCTACAGATGCTTGCAGCTTCTCCTGTTGTGTCATCTCACTTCTAAGATGACCCCAACGATCAAGATTTACAGAAGCTGGAGCAGGTTTCTTTCCAAGATATTGCCCATTTGCTCTTATAGCTGTGATATATGCATCCTCCTTATCATACAGCACCCTATCTCCAACAGCGAGGTAATGCTTATTATAACCTGCAATTATCTCATAAACTGTTGCTTTCCTCTTCTGTCCAAGATAGTCCGCGATACCCTTATTAAGCTCAATTGTGCCAAAACTTTTGTTGAATGGGCACAAGATTATGTCCTCAACAGGATTATAATAGCCCTCGCGCTCCCACACTTGGAATTGCTTCACAGTTGTGAATAGACCATTATCCGCATTCAATTTCTTCTGCCAAACATGAAACTTCACTTCTCCATCTTCATTCTTCCTACTGAACTTCTCCAGCACAGGAAATTTTCTCTTCTGAACTGTATTACCCTTCATATCTTTCGCATCATACAACTCATACTTAGGATTAAAAAGCTCAGCGTTCCCTTCCAGTAGCTTCCATGCAAGATCAATAATAGGACTGTTTCTCGCCTGTCGGTAAACTTCTGTTAGCTCAATAACAGGAAGTTCCACCATCTTAAAGCCAAGTACTGCAAGGCCAAATACTGGAGGAAGTTGCTGAATATCTCCTAAGAAAACCTCCTGATGAGGATGTGGCATTGCTTCTTGCAACTGCTTATACAGTTCCGTTCCAATCATGCTACTCTCTTCAAATGCTAGAAACTCAAGTGCAGGAGGCAGAGGATTGCTTGCATTGCGTTGCGGCTCAAATCTCATTGTTGTTTTGAATACTCCCCTATTATTTGGATCAGGTATCTCATAAAAGATAGGAGAGAATTCAAGAAGTTTATGAATTGTAAGTGTGTGGGGTTTAAGTTCATCGACAACAGCATGGCGGATATTATTGACAGCTTTTCTAGTGTAGGATAGAATTGCTCCGCCAACTCTTCCGGCGATAAGATATTTTGTGCCTCTATTAAGAATTGACAAGTTTCCATGCTGAATAAGAGATCTTGTTGTAGCGCGCATGGAAGTTGTTTTACCAGTTCCTGCTGCTCCAATAAGGACGCAATCATCTCCTTTAACAACTGTATCGCGGAATAAGGCTTGCTTTTCATTGAGGATGATATCATCTCTTGCGACACCCAGTATTTTCCTTTCTACAGGTATTTCATGAGAAGGTTCCTCAAGAATGTCAGAAACAGTTTCCTCAACTGCTTCCTCATCCCTCTCATCTTCCATAATGTTAGTGAGGTCTACAGCAGCAACATTATGCTTTTGCATCTCATCTAAGAGAGCCGCCGCCCCACTTTCAGACTGCTTTCTCAACTTTGCTTTCTCAAGCAATTCTCTAAACTTAATAGCATCCACTTCTACAGTTCCTTTCTACTTTCCTACAGGGCAGAAATTCTACTCCAGCACATTTG